TGAGACCCTTGCATTATTTCTTCTATTCTCCCCCTGGCACCCAGTGCCGTCGCGGTATCTCTCAGTAATTCTAAATGAGTTTTAAGTTCTTTACCTTGCCAGCCAGTAGCTTGATAAGTACCCCCTGCAAAGCCAGCCGTGGTACTGGCCTCTATGCCTACCGAACGGGAAAACTCCTTAGCCATTTCCGTGGCTAAGTCTAAGGCAACCCCTCCCATACCTGTAGTTTTGCCAAGCGCACCAGACAGGCGTAGACTTTCTATAGGCGTGTAACCGAGTGAGGCCTTTGCTCCGCCCGTACCACCTCGCATCTTAAGTGCGGCTTCTTCACTTGAAAAAGTCTCAAACTCCTTACCTGCTGCCCCTAAATACTTATAAATAGCTCCTGCAGTCAACACCCCAGCAAGAGGCCCGAGCATTTTCTTGCCCATCCCCATCCAATCAGTGCCTTGCGACCCCATACCGCCAAGCCTTTCGGCCTGCTCCCCGTAGCGCCCCCTTACGCCCTCAAACTGCCTTTCTTTTTTGCCGAAATCATATTGGCTGCGATAAGCTTTAATCTGAGAACCCAGAAGAGTAGAACGCTCCTGTCTCTGAATGAATTCTGCGGGGGATTCAAAACCCTTAGGCTTCTTGTCGAGTTTTACTTTTTCACGGATAAGCTTACCCATTTCAGAGCGGGCATTGCTTAATTCTTTACTGTAGACGGACATATTGTCCGTTACTTGTTTGGAGAGGCGTGTTGCGTCTTGTAGTTGTTGTTTGTCGAGCAGTCCGCCTTGACGTTCGCCCTTGGTGGCTAGGCCCCGCATTTTACGGATGTCTTCAGTCATCTTCCGGATTAAACCGGAAGACTCCTCTAGCCCTTCACCGCCAGGCGTAAGACTTTTCTTGCCAGTCTCATCCAGTTCCTTATTAAGGACCTCGACCTCTTTCTTGGCCGAAACGACTTGCCCTGTATTAACTAATACCTTGACGCCCAGATCAGCCATGTTTCACCTTCGCTACCGCCTCAAATTCGCCAAATAATTCTTTTTCGAGATCAACTTTTTCGCCGCGCTCTATTTTTGAGATAATATCATCCATAACATCGTCACCAGTTAAAGATAAAGGCTCGCCATCTTGATTTTTGCAAGTGATACATCCTGTCCTATGCGTTTTTGTCTCGCATTGAGGACAAGTCTTAATTGCTTCCCCGTTATAAACCAGCCAACATTCATATTCATAAATAATATCCTCATCGGTCATGCTTAAGTATCTAGGGTCGGTCGGAGGCAACCTATAGTGGCATCTAAACCAGAATCTATGCCCGTTCCCTTCTGAGTCAGCCTTTTCGGCTAATTCATTAAGGTTGAAACGTGGCTAGCCAGTCGGCCACCTCCTTGTAAGCGGCATTTATAGCAGGCTGATCTGTATCATAAGTTGTCGTGGCATTAAACCAGTCGGGGATCTTCTCACCAATAACCTTAAACTTTGTAAAAATATAGTTGTTATTGCCGGCTTCAATTCTTATTTGGTCGGCGTCAACTCGTCCATACTTATTGAGGTTGGCCGCATCCATTATGGATATTTCAGTTTCATCGGCTAAGGTAGGTCGTCTTACGCGGAATTCCCCGGCATAGTTATCGCCGAAAGGTAGCTTGGTGGATGGATTGATTAATTTATCTATAGAAAATATTTTTATATTATCTAACATATTGGCTCCTATCATTTAAAGATCAATTAAAATTCATTTACAACTACAGGCTGTAAATATAGGCGGGGCCGAAACCCCGCCTTGAATCACTCTTGAATCACTTAAGCTTGCTTAGTGCCATACCAGAGGCATTTTCCATGACAATGGCATGTTTACCGTAAGACCTACCAACGGTGTTTATTTTACACCCGCTATAATGCTCAAGGGTACGCCCGGAGATCTTGTCGTATATCTCCAGCTCAAACTCTACCCCCGTTAACGGGTTTGTGCTAGTTGGAGAGAAACCTTTATCAACAAGCCTGTCTCCGTAAACAAAAGACTTGGTAAGGTTAAAGGAATAATCGGTTTCGCCATCGACTAATTCCTGCCCCTCCCTGTCCCCTATTCCGCTAAGCTTTTGCAGCCCGAACGAGTCATTAAAGTCAACATTCTGGACAATTCCTATAACTTCCCCGTCGAGTTTAAGAACCGCTCTATTACCATGTACTGTGTTTTTGACAGCCATTTATAGACCTCCCTATAATTGTACCGTAAAGACGGTCGGTTTGAGATGATAAGTACTAAATATGTGGTTAATCGGCAATATAGGCTCGGCCTCATAATCAATGTATCTATTCAGACCATCAACCCTTAATTGAGTTTTCTCAGGATCAAAAGACCTTATTAGGTCAGAGGTCTTAGCGGCCTGAAGTATGGCATTGGTAATATTGAGGATTGTTTCATCAGCACCCTCAGTGCCTTCCTTGCCTATAAACCTAACATGACCGTTTCTTATCTCCCTGGCGATATAATTGACGCCTCTTCTTACAGAGTACTCAATTCTATGCGCATCGTCTGACTGCAGCCATGTAGTTACCTGCCTTGAAACAACATACCCTGCCCCCAGTTCAGTATCAAGTATCGGGACAGCTCCCCCGTCGATAATCATCTCCTTGATTTCCTCAATCCGGAGATCAACCTCGAGGCCAAGGCATCTGAGATATTTACGGGTCAAGGGCATGACAGGCGAACTCCCTGCCGCCATCCCTGCATACATGCAAGCAGTTATATAGGCAGGATACAGTTTGGCTACTCCATCAGGATCATAATGATAAGATCCCAGCCCAGCATGAACAGTGCAATCAGAGTTAAGGGCTTTAAATGCAGCTGTTAGCACTCCTAGAGCCGTAGTTCTCGCTTCCTCATTGCCCCAAACCTGCAAGGCGCCCCCGGTAAAGAAATCTCTTTCGCTTTTCCCGTCAGGCCCGCTCATATAACTGCAATGACTATCTCCCATTGCATGTATCGAGGCGCTGGAAGAAAGAGCTACTATGATGTCAACATCCACGGTCTTGAGCAGGTCAAAGGCTGTCTGCCAGTCACTGTTAGCCGTTACACCATCTGCACCACTTGCAAGGTACGTCCAGTCAATATTAGTCGGCACGGTGCCAGCATCGGCAATCCTTGTCGCACTAACGTATGCTGATTGAGTCGTTGCACCTCCTGTGGCATTCAGAGCATCTATGATAGATTGCAGATCGGCTTTTACCGTATAAGCCGCAGTCTTAATATCCTCAGCCGTCACGGTATCAAGTTCCATACCGAGGTCAGTTTTTGGCCGGTCAGTTTTTATGACCACCGTATAGACTCCGGTCGCGATTATCGCATCGGTCAAAGACTGTATAGTGGTATACACATTCAAGTCCAGACTGAGGTCATCGGCAGGCGCCCCCGTGCAAGCAGTTGTGAGTAAATGTGTTGCAGCCGAAATATTGATCGTCATCGCCGCCGCCGATCCAGCCCCTGTATACTCAATCGTAAACGATTCCTTCTCGATATTATCGAAAATCTCTGTTTCGTCCTCGTATGCAACAGATATCTTCTTGCCTACAATGGTTCCAGCCTCTATCTTCGCCTTTACCTGGTTTGATGGCACTCCGTATATAAAACTTGTGAGTGTCAGCACATCTGCCGCCGCACCATCCTTAAATGTCTTGGATGCCCTTACCGCCGGATTCACAGGAACGAAGTCAACAGAACTTGCTCCTGGTACTTCACTTCCAGGTGAAGGGTCAAACAGCAATTGTGCTGCAAGCCTTGCCTCTTCAGAATTGGGGTGCATAAGTGTCTGTGCGAGTGATGGACTACCTACCGTTTTGATCTTTTGGGGCTCCATAAGGCCTATCATCTCGCCAAGGACAACAACTCTGCCAGCTGCTCCGAGTTGAACCCGATTCAATCCGGCAGAATCAACCTCGGATGCTGCCTGCGGAATAACATAATATTTACCATTCCAAAGCGTTCCCTTTCCCATTTTTATTTGCCTCCCTTATTTTGCTTAAGCCATGCGGCCCATGACATTTTCACTGGCTGCGATTTGAAAAGATTATACAGTTCAGTCCAGCTTGATTTAGGCTTCCTGCCTCCATCTGAAGACATAAGCTGCGCAAAGGCGCTCTTCATTTCAACTTCTTTGTTTGATACGGAGGATAGAAATTCATTCAAAGGAATATCGAATTCCTTAACCTCCTTCTTTATGCCTTTTTCCGCTTTTGCCATAAACCCTCCTTTAAAAAACTTTTATAATGCGGTATTTATTCCTTCTTTGTACACCCCTAATGGAGCGATTTGCTTATACCATGTATGTGCCACCTTAGCCGACATAGTAAGCCTCCTTGCAAACATATCAACTGGCTGCATGTCAGGGGCAAGCGCAAGGTCAGCCAAGGATAAATCAAT